ATCCGACGCGATGGTCGGATAACGCAGCGTGGCCTTGACCCGCGACAAGTCCATGGCAACGGTGGCCAGTCCGGTCATTGCTCCCAGTTGGTCGAGCCGTCTGCGCAAATCAGCGAGGTCAGCAGCGAGCGCCGCCACCTTGGGGCCGATCATGTCGGCGAAGTCTTGCAGAAGATCAGACCGCAGATCGAGTTCGCTGGTCGAGGCGACGCGGTTCTTCTCGATCATCTCGATGGAGACGACCTGCGTGGTGTCGACCTTGATGTAAGCGATCGCGACGTGGCCAACAGGCACTGCCGGCCGCTGTGGATCGCCGCTCTCTGTGCCTGTAGTCCAGGCCAGCACGGCCGCGCGCGAGCGCGTAGTCGCCACCGCACGCGGCTCGGTAGCACCTGTGGTCACGTCGACCAGATAATCACGCTCCTCGATATCGGTCTCAACATCGCTGCCGGTAGCAGTGAGCAGCATGTAGCGTGAGAACGCAGCTGCCAGATACGACACCATCGACTGCACAGTGGTAGTATTGAGCGCATAGATCACACCGAGCACATCGTAGAAACGTCCAGGCTGCACCTGTACTTCGACCTGCCCGGTCTTGGTAACACCAAAGCCGGCAAACAACCGCATGTTGTTGCTGACGGCGTCGAGCGTGAGATGATCGAAGGAGCGCTCAGTGAAGCTCTGCAGGTCGTTATGATCCTGAGCTTGCTGCTCCTGGTAGTCGCGGAATATGACTTTGCTTTCCATCTCAAGCTCCTGTCGAGTCGTCGGTCAGATCGAAACGCCGACGATGAAACTCTGTTTTTCCGCGAAGAACGGCCGGCCAGCGATAAAGCTCGGCACTGGCCCCAGCTCCAGCAGGATGCGATCAGCGATTTTCTTTGACGCCTGCACGGCGACCTTGGCGCGCTTCACCGGCGTCGGGTCATGCGGCTGGTAGAACTTGCGATACATGATGCCGCTGAATACTGCCCACCTCCGCCGGCTGCGCAGCGACATTCCAATCCAAGCGGTGTATTTTGGAAAACCGTAGCGCCCGACGCCCATGAACTGCACCGGCCGGCGGCTGTTCATCTCAGTACTGCCATCGTTGATGGAGTAGCGTTCATAGATACGCGACCAAGCGTCCGATGGAACGTAGTAGTCATGTCGCGGCAGTCGCATCGGCAAATCGGAGAACACGCTACGTCGTCGTGTGCTGCCGTAGACCAGACGATCAGGTTCAGCTGTCAATGGTTCGGCACTCGACCACACCGGAGTTTTCCACGGCAGCCGAGCGCGCGGCATGATGGTGATGAGCCGCTGATGTGCTGTGGATGGAATGTAGAACCGCTTCGGCGGCACCGGCCTGATAGGACGATTAGCGAAAACCGAACCATCTTCGATGCTGGGCAGATGCACTCGCCAGTAGTTGCCAAACTCGCTGACCGTGACCTCAGTCTCTTTTCCGCGCACGATCCAGCGTGCACGTCGCTTGAGCCGCTCCAACGCCGTGCTAGGAACGATGCAACAAGCACGTGCATCAGTGTTCTCGCTACCGAGACAGAAGCGTGCATTGTGTTGTCGGCCAGTGCCGCGACCGCCGTAGAAGCTCTTGCCTGGACCCCACCAGAACCGTTCTTGAATGCGCCAAACCCGAAGCTGCGGCATCAGCTTCAGCCACTCTTCGCGCTCTTCGCGCGTGAGCGAAGGCCCCGAGTAGACTCGCTGCGGAGGGACCGTGAACTTGGTGCACCAATAGCCCCACGGCGACACATCGCGGCCGATGTAATCGACCGCCATGCGCGTGCCATTGGCAGTGCCGCGCAGTGACTTGAACGTCCACTGTCGCGAAACCCAATTGCGCTTGGTCAGCTCGCGCCATTGGTCCTGCCACATGTTGACGCCCATCGCATAAGCGAGGAACGGCAGGTTGCGAATGGCGATGCGGTAAGGGTCCCAGACGTCGACGATGGCTTCAGCGTAGAGACGCAGTTGCCGCTCGGCATCAGTATCGGCGAGCGCTTTTTCTAATCCGGTAGCGGCTTGGTAGAGTGTTTGCGCACCAGGACGATCGACGTACACTCGATCAAGCATCATCTCGGCGTCAGGGAAATCCCTGATATCGGGGATGGCCATCACTCCATCCTTCCGGCCAACCTGACATCTACAAACGCAACTTTCACCACACCTTTTTCGCTGACCATCACATCGCGAACCGGCTCGTCGATAACACAATGATGCACACCGGGCTGCGCTACAGCAGCGTCGATCGCCATGCGACTGTGGTCATAACCAATCCAGCGCTGCTTTTCGAGCAATGCGGCAAGAGCGTTCTCAACCGCAGTGATTGCCAAGTCAACACTGACATTGGGGAACAACCAGATGCGAATTTTGTAATTGACGGTCGTTATCGTCGGCGAATAGGTGATGATCTCATCAGTCAATCCGCGACGTGCTTCATCAAGAATGTATTTTCGCACATCGACAATCTGCTGCAACGTCGGCGTCGGATTGAACACCGGATCAGCCCTGGTGCTCACAAATTCTCCCGTGAGCTTGTCGATAGTTCGTACCCATTGCAGCTGCAGTGGGCCGCTCTCGGCCATCAGTGTGATGTAGACCCTGCCGGTGCCTTCGATCGTGGTGGCGCTAGCGTCGTGCAATGTTGGGTCCGCAGTCAGCGCCCAGAACACATAGCTTTCAGCAGTGCCATGAGGAGATAGAACATTGGGGGAAAGCCAAACGCGCCTGCGATAACGATCATCACGCTCGTCAGGTATTCCATCGTTGTTGGTGTCGAGGCGAGGTACTCCACCAGGATATCTGGAAGCGATGGCATCGAGATCACCGCCGACTGCGTAGGCCAATGTCACTGCACGCGCCGCCTGATTGATGCGATCGCGTACCGCCATCTCGAAGAAGGTGGAGTTCTCCTGCGTGATCTTGATCGGGTCGAACTCGAGCGGACCGACATCATACTGCGCGGCGTTGGGCGGATCGTAGGAGAACCACAACGCCTTGAACCGCGCCATGCGATCGTCGAGAATCTGCTCGCTGCTGATGCTTTCCAGCACCTGCATCAATGGCAGCTCGGCAAGATTGATGACGCTTAATCGGCTCATGGCTCACGCTGCCGGCGCAAGAGCCGGGTCCCAAATTTCTGTGCCACCACCAGACAAGCCGACGGCGCGTTGCTCGTACGGAGCCGGATCACCGAGATGTGCACGCGGGCGATAGACGCCTTCGGTGCGAAAGATGCCGTGACCGAGCCGATACTCACCAACCGCATCGAGTGTTTTCGGCGACCACTCGGCAAGCGCATCCCCCATGAAATGCACTTGTTTGATGCGATAGTTCGGTTCCCAGAAATCGAGCGACACCGAGATCGCCCAGAAGAAGCGCGTGACCACACGCCTTACGTAGTTCTCGCCGAGAATGTACGGCACATAGGAGCCGACCCAACGCCGCAAAATGCGTTCATGAAAAGGGGTGGCGAAAATCACCCTCATCGATTGCTCGACGTGCTCCCAGCCCTGCATCATGCGGCCGGTCTCACGGTTCACACCGTTGCGCGCAGGCGAGATGATGGCGCGCTGATTGAGTAGGTCCGGCCAGATCGCATTGACTTCTCGGTAGTACGGCGTGGCTGCAGTGGGCTCCATCGGCAGCCCGGTCATATCGCCGCCGTACATGAACTTCTGCGAGAAGTACGGACCCTCAAAAACCGGTCGCCCCGCCGTCAGCGGTTTTGCTTGAAACGGAATGATGTTGAGGATTTGGCCGGCGGCGGGGTGACTGAAGCTGATCGATCCGACTGTCTTGTTGACGGCAGACAGAGCACGCTGACTAAAACTTCGCGTGATTAAAGGACTGCCAAGAACTGGCGGAGCGATACTGAAACTAGTTGCTGACGGTAGATTATCGACGGGCATCGGCTCTTAGCTTGTGACTGGTTGGATCGAGCCGCTGTCGAGATAGAACCGAGCTTGAGTCTCGGTCAGCATCACAAACTGCTTGCCTTGTCTTTTGTAGACCTTACCGCCGGCAAGCTCGCCGTTCAGATCGGGCTTGTGATACGGATCGGTCACCTCGTATTCGACCAGAGGTTCGATGATCGGTCCGGCTTGCTTCGCGGCATACCTGTGACGTTGACTGACTGCAGCCATGGTGGCCTCCTCTACTTAGATTTGGATTTCTTGTTGCCGAGCTGATTGTCGTTGGGGATTTCGTCCTTCTTTTCTTTGTCTTTGAGCTGCCAAGGCTTGTTGATGTACGGGTTTCCGTCTTCAACCTTGTAGTACATGTTCTGCTTGGCCTTGTTATAGAAGTCCTTCTCGGCATGCATGATGCCGTCGTCATCTTTTTTCGCCGAGTAGTAAGTCTTGCCGCCGGCTATCTTGGCGCCCTGCGGGTGCGCGGCCACGCGGATATCCTCACCCACGCGCGCGGTGAAACCGTTCTTCTCGTCAACGCTGTGCATCACAGCAGCTTCGGGTTTTTTCTTTTCCTTTTGCTGCTCTTGCGGCTGCTGCTTCGCTTGCGAGGAGCTGCCGTATTCCGACGACTCGACTTTTGATTGACCGGAATGCTTCGGGGGCTTGTTGTCCTCTTTCGCAATCCAGACTTCGTGGCGATGGTTCTTTTCTTCGTCCTGCTGCTGCGAACCGCCTTGACCGCCGGTGCTGGTGCCGCCAGCGCTATCCTTTTTCTCGTCGTCTTTGTCCTCTGGCATCCACTGGCCAGTGTGGAGCTTGCCAGCCTGATAGCTGTCGCCGTAGCCGTGCTCGGGGGCGTTGTCGGGCTGCGGAAAGCTCTTGCCCTCCGCCCACGCTGACACGGTGGCCTGCCGGTAGTCACCATCGGCGCCGCTGATGCGAACGTTCTGGCCCTTCTTGTACTGATGCTGCTCACGTGTGGCACCGCGCTTGTCGACCGTGCTCATCCACGGCCCCTTCAGCGGCTTGCCATCAGGGTCGAGACCCATCTCGACGCGAATTTTCTGCTCGCCGCCTTCCTGCTTGACGTCGGTAACAGTGCCCATGCGATCGCTGGTAGCAGTCTTACGCTTAACCTCAGCAAGATCATGCAGCATGCGTTGATTGGGATCGCGGATCATAGCTTCACCTTGAGCTAAGCACTCTGATTGCGACTTTGAGTTCGTCGGCAACACGCCGGCCGAATTGACGTGAGTTCAACAGTTCAGGCGGAGCGCTCTTGCCGCCAAAATTCACCGACACACGGCGCGTCTCTCGCCACGGTTGGATCACGCAACGACAGTTCGGATGGATCAGATTAGTGCGCTCGCCACCTATGCCTGCCGGCGGCTCCCAGTGCTTCCACTTGGCCGCAAGCTGATTGACTTCATCTAGCGTGTAAGGCGACTTCTCGGCGGCCTCTGCGCAGATTTCGCAAGTGTGGTCG